GTCTCTGTATTTGCTGTCCAACTCGCCGTAAGGAGCCAGGTTGCACTAAAACAAATAGAAGGAATCAAGACCATAGCCAAGATGAGAAGTAACTTTTTCATAAAGCCTCCTATAAAATATAACTTGGTTGAAGTCCCTGTTGTTGCCTTCTGAATTGCATTTGACTCCAGGGCAACCTTCTGCAATTTGCCAATATCTTTTTTGTCGTATGAAATTTCATCCCTTCTTTCGTCCAATCATCCAAGAATATCCAATCGTCTGTTTCCCCTTGTTCCCCCTTACGATATGGATGTTTTAAAATATCTTCCTTCCAATAACAGGCAGAGGAATGAAACCATACGAAATTCTGCGACTCAAATATTTCTCTGTTCATGATTGGCACATCGTACCATTGTTTAACTTGCTGTCCATCAACATCAAGTTCCCAATACCACGAAGTCAGGCATTTAACATCCCTGAAGTGATTCATAAAACTATGGGAATATAATGCCCTGTGTTTAGTGCTTAAATCATCATGGTCGTTCACGCAGATTAATTCTGACTGTGTCATCCTGTTTCCATAATTTCTTGCTTCCTCAACTCCACCATTTGTTTCAAGTCTGTAATATTTTATTCTCTCATCTTTTTTCAGATACCATTCCATCAACGCATCCGTAAAATCTGGTGAGGCATCATCCACTACGATAATCTCTATGTCCTTGAGAGATTGATTGCGGATAGATTCAAGTGTTTCTGCTAAATACGCATCCCCATTGTATGTTGGAATTACAAAACTTATCTTAGGCACAAATCCTCCTTAAAAAACCATCAGGGTTGAATGTAAACAAAAACTTTTCTCTATCTCTATCAATTCTAAATTCCTTGTGTGTCTTTAAAAATTCCACTACTGCTTCATGTGGCCCTTGTTCATAAATTCTTTTTCCATTAAGCGTAGCGTATATTGGATTATTTAGATTCGTGTCGTCCACAATAAGATAATTTCCAACTGTAACCAATTGAGAATACATTTCCATTTCTTTCAATACGTGATCTTTACCGTGATCTGAATCAAGACATACCATTACTGATTTAGCACCATTCATGCTTGATGTTATGGCTGAAAAAATATCGTGAGAGATAGAACTTCCCTTCAGGTAGGTTATTCTATCATGGGAAGGGAACGAATTTTTAGTCTGGTCATTTTCAATGGTATAAACAATCCCATTTCCAATAAGGTCAAGCATATTAGCTAAAAATAATGAGCAACCACCCTTAAACGTTCCTGTCTCAATAATCACATCTGGCTTAGTCTCACTTATTATTTCCTGTAGAACCATAATGTCCATCGGGTTCTTCATCATTTTATGACCGAACCAAGTTGTATTTCTTTTCCAAATTCCACTCTTGTAGAAAGTTAAGTGAAATGAATCTATTGAATGATGAGGACAACAGATTTGCCCGTGAGGTTGGATTTCGTATTCTCCGTTTACCTCATCAAAAGTTGTCTCGCAACCACACCTGTATTTTATCGTTCTCAAGCCTCACCCATCCCAAATGTTCCCCTATCAGTAGGCTGAATATCTTCCAACTTCGCATATTTATGAATCTTCTTTTCCATGATTTTTTCAATCTTGCGCTTGAAATGATTCGGTGTCGTTTTTTCACGGTATTCATTCAGGTCATCCTGATTCACTTCAGGCTTTTGCTTTAATATCTGCCTCAATGTGTGAACTATCATCCTCCTCAATTCTGGAACGTTGCCGTAAGATTGAATCTGATAAGTGGATGGGATGTATTTTTCAGTAATGACCATATTTCCCATGCAGATTGACTTTAAGACATTAACCATCGAATCATCAAAATGAATCGTGATGGAACAATTCAAATCGTTTATCTTGAAAATCTGGTCAGGCATGGCTCTCTCAAGATGGTGCTTTAATTCCATGTCATTGACCGAAATTCCCCCTGATATTTCTTTCTTCAGGTCATATTTTATGGGAGGATAAACAACTTCTGATTCAAGGTGCATCCTTTTTAAAATCTGCTGGTCTTTCATGTTCGTGCAAAAATGATTCTGAACTTTACCCAACCCTAATTGCACAAAGTAATCTACATCCTTCCAGGGTTGATTCATCAAGGTTCTTACATCCAATCCTATCCAATGGATAATTTTATGGTTCCAATGCCTTCCAAATACTCCTACGCTTGCCTGTATCCTCTCTATGTCGCACATGAATCCATACTGGTAAATCATCGTGTAGTCATGAGGTTTATGACCTGGATATACCCTGAAATCAGCATCTATCATTTTGGCAATCTCCAGGGCGTATTGGGGGTCAACAAGAGAGGTTGCACACACTTTTCTGTCTGGAATGCCATGCTTTTTTTGTATTTCCCTCCTTCTTGGCTTCCAGAAATTATTGGAATCAACGCTTAATCCACCTGCCTTTGGAGGTTCTGCACAATAGAGAGGTTCTTTGATGTAGAATCCTTTGAGTCCATTGTCCGTTAGTGACAATGCCCAATCCCAGTCTATGAGAGACCTCAATTGCTCATCCCATCTTACTGCATTTTCCCTGCGGTAAGGATTTGCGCCATCTATAAAATTCTCACATTCAAGGTGGTATCTATCGAAGGTATCGCTGTAATAAATATCCATTGGATTTGGACTGACAAGTTTATACCCTGAATAAACCAATCCGCATTCAGGATGTTCATGAAAATTATCTACCCATGTTCTGAGAGTGCCAGGCATCAAAAATAAATCTGAGGATAGGTGGGAAACAATATCTCCTGTGGCCTTTGTAAGGCCAAAGTTGTTTGCTTTACCAAGGTGTCCTTCTGGAAGCCAATGAAGTTGAATCTTCTCTCCATATTTCTCAACCAGTTTTGCAAATAAATCTTTTCTTGTCTCCCATTCCCCATTCAGGACAATGATGATTTCATAATTCTTGTAATCCTGATCGAGAATGGAATCTATATTCCTAAAAATATATTCATCACACTTGTAGCCTGGCACGATAAATGAGCATTTGAGATTCGGCTTCAATAGATTAAGTCTCCTTCCTCACCCTTGCATCTCTGGCATTCCTTCGGGTCGCTCTCGCCCTTCGCATAACTGTAGGGCTGACCGCATTCCTTGCATCTTTTGATAATCCTATTCCTTTCCCATTCTTCCAAATATTTCATTTCCCTTTTTTCTATATCACGCAAATCCTTCATGCTCATATTTAGAAGTATCGGCATATCAGCCTCATTGAAGGGGGAGTAATGAATACCCCCCCCTCATGCTAAAGATTAACCTTCACCCACATTCGTTGCGTTTCGACCCTGAACGAGCCAGAGGCAGGCAGACCTATTAAGAACCTTTGCGGTCATAATACATCTGTAGCCAACCGTGCTGTAGAGGTCTAACGGGTTGTCTGTTGACGAAGGGCCTGGAGTCTTGATGAAAGTGCGAACTCCGCCATCAAAATCAGTAACACCATATGCGCCTCTGGCGAAGAAGAAGGCAAAATAGAACCTTCCACCACCATATGCAGAGGGTTGCGCCCTCGCATAGTTCGGAACTCCACCAACCGATGAAGTTGAGAATAATGGAGCTTCAGTTGATTCGTAGAACTTGAACTGCTCCATTATTCCGACAAGTCCTCTCTCTGACCCTCCTGGCATCCTTCCAGTATTGATGCCAACGACCTGACTCTCTGTGTATTTATGCAGGTCTATAAAGGCAGAAGAGGATCGGAGTTCGTGAACCTTGTCTGGATGGATGATGCACTTGTAATACCCATCCTCAAAGGGGAGAGCATTTTTCACTCTCAACTTCAGGGCTAATGCTCTTAAAATCTTCGGGCTGAGTGGCGTTGAACAAAGACCCGTTGCACCACCGCCCTTGCATCCAGCAGATAATGATTTGACTCTTGTCGCTAAATTCTCGATAGACCATACAGGAGCCTGCCATTTCGCAGCAGAAAAACATCCTGTGTGGGCTGTACATCCCATAGCCGACACATCCAACCCCATGTGAGAACTTGCGGCAGATACAGATAGTGTTGAAGATAGGCTTGTCAGTTTCCATAACAGGTAACGTGCTGTAACGAAATCCACCGTCATTGCGGCAGAATCAGCAAAGAGGTCAATCGCACCTTCTACAACTGAATTTATGGAAACCATATCAATGTAAGTTGTTATTTTTGCGTGTTCACCGAAGAGAACCAGGGCAGCAGAAACTCTTGTCGCACTAATTCCTGCTCCTGCACCTGCACCTGATTCTGCAAGCAGTAAACCTTTACCCATGTTGTTCCATCTGTGCCAATAGACTGATGCGCCTTCATGTTTTGGCAATTCCTTTTTGACACCGAACTGATGGAACATCAACTGGGGAGTCAATCTTTCCAGCATTCGCCTGTCATAATAAACCTTGACAAGCTGGGAAAGAGTAGTACTCGCAGTGGTTAATGTTACCATTTTTCCCCTCTATTTTACGCAGAGAGGATTTACCAGTCAGGATGTTTCACATACTTCAGGTATTTCCTAATCTCTGCGCTTGTCATTTTAGACAAATCTTTAGTAGAAGGGATTTCGGATTCAGACCTGGCTCTTTTTTCGCCCGCAGGGATTTCAGCCATTGTTTTCATTTTAGCCTTCTTTTCCCCTTTCTTGATGCCACGTTCAAGAGCTTTATTGGCAATCTGCTGATAAAAATCAGCCCTTGCCATAGCAAGTGCCGTATCTCTTGAATGCCCATCCTCACGATATTCATCATAGGTAGGCTTTATTGCATACCAGGTGTCACCTAATGTCTCGGCTAACTTGGTTTTATACTCCCGTTCAATCCTCTTATCCTCTTTGGCCTTTGCATCTCTGGACTCCGCAACCAGATTCATGAAATTGGCAAGTGTCGCAGCAGGATTGTCATTGAGTTCTTTCACCAGATACTCATTGACTTTTTCAATCGGCATATTGCCAAAAGGAGTTGCAGGCTGCCCTGTCGCCTTTCGTTCCAATTCCGATTCCCATTCTTTGAGTTTTGCCATTTTCTGATTGTAATCTTCGCCCTGTTGAGCCAAAGCGATAATTTTGTCCTCATCAACCTCGACTTCTCCCTTCTTGGTTCGCAGTTTGTAGGTCTTGGCAGCCTCTTCCTTTTTGGAAACATCCTTTTTCGTTTCAGCTTCTTCAGCAGTTTCTTCAAGTTTGGTTTCCTCTTCGGTTTCTTCTGCTGTTTCTACGGCCTGTTCCGTCTCTTCTTCCTCCCCAGAGTCAGGGACACTCGTTTGCATCAGCATTTGCTTCAATTCGCTTGAAGATTTGCCTTCGATGCTATCTGTGCTTGGCATAAAATTAACTCCTTTCTTGCAGTAATTTTTCTAACTCATCACTAATTATTTTTCTCTTGACCGCAGCACCCGTGTATCTTTCACGCAATGCAATTAGGGTCTGGAGTTTGCTTCTGCATGATGCAAGAAATAATACCATTTTTGCATCCGTATCGAACTTGTCCACCTCCTTTGTCGTAAATTCCTTAATCGTGTTCTGTATCGTATTGTCAAGCAGAACAAGTAAATTTTTACCAGCAGGAGTCTGAGCATCAGCTTCATACTTTTGAATTTCCTCCAATTCAATCCTTAGCTGATTTAAAACTTCCTCATCTACCTTTCGCTTAAACATTCATACTCCCCATTGTTGGTGCCATTGGCGCATTGGGTGTTGACTCAGGCATACGCATTGCCTTCTCGCCAAGATTAGGCAATGCCTGTTGTCCTCCTCCTCCCATCATGGACTGCATGAACTGTTGAACCATTGCCTGATTCTGCGCCATCATTCTCTCTTCTTCGCTCAATCTCAACTGCTCAGGTGAACGGATTTCTGGGAATGTGTCAAGCAATCTGTCCAGCCACTCTTCAGCCTTCGGCATCACGAATGGAAGGAACGCCCCATTCGCACCTCCAAACACCAGTGTCATTGCCTCTATCATCTGCTTACGTTCTATGTCCTGAGTGTGCTTGAATCCTGCAAAGCACTTGTATGTAAATTGCCCTTCGTAATCTTCAGGAGTCACCTTTTCCGTCCTCTGTTCAGGCCAGTAATAGAATTGGGATGAGTCAGTCATGAACATACGCTTGTATTCCACTATGTCTTTCACAATATCTTCAACACCCATCATGGCAAGCAGGAGATTGTATGTATCGCTTCTCAATTCCCCTGCGCTTCTCATTCCCATGTATTCTGTCGCTGTCTCCGTCCCTGCAACCTGCTGACCACGCAACTGTGGAAATGCGTTTGAGTAGTTCATGATGTCATTCTCAATCACGCCCTGTCTCCTTAGTGCCATCATGAGCAACTGCCAGTCCTGTCTCTGCGGAAGGATCGCATTCACATCATCCGTGAAGATGAGATTTCCAGCCCTTGAGTTTATCGTCCTTGTTTTTAATCCTGCACGTTCCCTGTCCACAATGTATTGCGGATTCAACATGATGTTTGCAGCATCATTGAACTGGTTTCTGTTCTCATTTATCTCTGCAAACAACTGCTTCCCTTCTTCCAAGATGGACATTCCATAAAACTCGTTGTCAATGGGAATGGGCTTAATCACTTTTACAGGGATGCGCCCAAGAAAATTCTGCCTGTCGTCACGAATGATATTATCATCATTGGTCATCATGATGAAATCATTGTGCGACCAATAGTAATGCACCTTGACCAACTCTGAATATTTATCCTCCGTGTAAGAACTTTTTTCCTTTATCGCCTGAATCTCTTCTTCTTCAGGAGTGTAAATCTGCCCTTCGTGCAGTTCAACTTTACCGATGTTTTTATAATACGGATTTCCTGCGAACTGCTGAATGATTCTCTTAGGCACATAGGCTTCGTAGATGAGATACGCATCGGAGTCGTCAAGGGTAAGGACAGATGGATTGACATAGACATGGAAGAAATTCATGAGCTGGAGAATGGGCATTTCCTTCCCGAAATAGTTTCCCCACGGTCTTACCCAGATGAAAGCGCATGGATATTTAAACGCCTGCTTATAGGCGTTATACGAGAAGATAGGCCACTTCTGGGTGTAGAGAACCATGTTCGCATCTTTCTCCACTCTTCTCGCCTTCACCCTTGAATCATCGTCCTCTTCAACCACATGGACATAAGGGAGGACGGATGCCATCACCTGAATGCACTTGCCAAGGTAGGATTCCACGATGATGTAAGGCCACGGCAACGAGATGTTTGACAGGAACGGGTTCTGTGTCTCGTCTATGTAGTTCAGATACAGTTTCTCATTGTCCACTGCCCTCATCCTTGCATCTGAACTTCCGTCATCCGCAAGACTGAGTCTTTCTGTTATCATCTCCATGCAATATTTTTCTCTGCTTGTTCTTGGCATTTTATCTCATTCTCCCATATAGTCTTTCCGTTGACGGCCTTCTCGGTGGCGGAAACTCAAACTCTGACACCCTTGTGTCAAAGAACTTGGCTCCAGCGTTGTAGGCGTAAATCAGGTTCATGCAGGTGTCATTCCCCTCTGGCTCAAGCTGGTCACGCATCGTGCCTTCAAGGTTTCCTTTCTGGTAACGCTTCGCCCCCCATGTATCGAACTGCTCGATGTGAACCTTGCACTGCGGGTCGAAGTAGAGTTCCTTGTAGTTCAGTTTTCTCGCTATGAATGCCTGCGCTGAGTTGAAGTCCGTCAAGCCTATGTCGCACTTAATGTCGAACCCTCTCAGCATCTCCACAATGCTCTTCGCCCTGTAACCCTTGTCCTGCGCCTGTTCTATGTTAGCTATCTTGTCTATGATGTTTTTCTTGATGTCAAGCCTGTAATCTGGGAAGGTGATCTTCTGAAAATACTCTCTCGCCACTTTCTCCACCACATGATCTTCGATGATTGATTCCCTGAATACATACCAGATGTTTTTCATGTTGATGGCGAGATATGTAATGACAATGGGCTTTGCAGGGTGCCAGTCAATGATGACATAGTTTGTGGTTTCCCTTGACGGGGTAAACGGCCTTCCCACATTCTTGTGGTAATCAAAGGGAAACACCTTGCCTTTGAACTGGATGTGCTTGCCGAATCTTCTCATCTGCAATTCATCTTCAGACATCGTGGCAAGGACTCTTTTTCTATGCTCAACGGGCATGAACGGGTTCTCAAGAGAATCCATCTCCAGAATCCTGTATTCAGCTTCATCACGCTTCCGCACCAAATCAGCAGTCCATACGGATGAATAATCTGGGGTCATGCCTAAAAGGAAAATGCCTTTCTTGCTCAGAATCCTTGGTATTCCTTCTCTCCACTGGTCATAGGGTGGCATTTCATCCCATGCAATCCCATCAAGCCTCTCAGACTTGAACTTGCTTTTCTCCTGGTCGTGGGACTTGAAGTTTACCACGGAATCCTTTCCGTCAACGCTTCTGATGGTCATGATCTTGTCTTTGCGGTAGAACCTCACGATGCCTGCACCCCCTGCCATAGATTCAGGAACCCACTCGTAGATCGTTTTTAAGATCGGAGCGTCCTCGCCTTTTGGAACGTCCGACTCGGAAGGAAGGTTGGGGGATACGATCCACCAGTGAACTGGGGGTTTCGGACGGATTCCATCCTCTTGCAGGGGGTGTATTCCCAGGCACTCCATCATCGGCCAGTTCGTGATTCCAACGCTTTTCCCGCCCTGGTTTCCAGCGTAGAATATGTGGTAAATGGTGTTCTTGAACTTCTCGAAATCTTCCAGTTCCCAAGGGTAGGTGAACCTCCTCTGCCACTCATGGGCGAAAGGGTAAACCACGTTCGGAATCTTACTTGACTTAGACCAGGACTCAACGTCCGTTAAGGGGATTCTCAGGGACTTCGCATACCATGAAATCTTGTCCAGAGCGACTTTCTGCTTTGCCCCTTCCTCAAGCAGTTTCTCCATCTCCTTCAGTTTTTCCTGCGTGAACTGCATTTCCATTAGTGGATAATCACTCCCCTCGTCCCTGCATCATGCCACTTTGAAGTCCCTTTTTTCTTCTTGTTTATGGAAGCGTAAAAGACCTCTTCCCCTTTCTTCGACCCGTATTCCTTCTTCATGTTCCGCATCACCTTTTTTCCGCTCTTAGTCAACGGCATCTTCATCCCTCCTTATCGAATCCACAATCCAGACCTTCCAGTTCCTTTCGCTGTTAAGCATAACCTCTTCCATCCCTCCTATCTCCAGCACGTTTCCATACCTCGCCAGTATCTCTGACTCATTCAGAAAACCCCTGACATGGGAGGCAACCTTTCTGTCATCGACTATCGCCCACGCAATGTAGTTAGGCACGGTAAACACGATATGCGCCCCTGGTCTGATATGCCCCACAACAGCAAGGTCATGCTCAAGATGCTCCATGACCTCAGAGATAGTTACGCAATCGTACTCTACCAAATCATAAACGCTTCGCCTGTAAATGTCGCCAATCTCAAACCTTGCAGACGGCATCAGAGCTTTTGCCTTATCTATGGCTATCTGACTGAAATCCACTCCCAGAACGAAGTTCCTGCCTCTCCCAACAAGAACCTGAGCCAACTGCCCTGTCCCGCATCCCAAATCAAAAACCCTCTCATCCTCACCAATCCTATCGCAAATCTTCTCATAAATCCCGTAATACTGAGACTCACAGGCTGGCAGACTGTAAACCTTCTCCTGCCTGTAAATCATGTCATACCACATGGGCGGCATCTCCATCACAGGAATCTCACCAGAATCAGTCAACACCATCTTCATGCCTTCTTCGGCCTCCCTCTCTTCCTCGGAACCGCCCCATACCCCAAATCCACGACTTCAGGAGGAACAACAGCCTCCACTAATGGGGTATCATCAACCTTCTTGAAGAACTGATTGCATTCCACTATCGCCCCCAACGCCTTCCCGTCCAGACAGCATATCCTGTCCACCGTCCCATCCACTCTCTTCCTCACCAAGATACTAATGCAGTCACTGCAATTCATCAGCCCCCATCCTTTCCCCCTTCCTCCCTCCTATTAATCTCCTTTCGCACCTTCATGTTCCCTTTAAACTCTTTTAACACCTTATCAGGCATATACCTCAGCCCCTTCTCAATCTCATCATAGACCTCCACTTTCTTGAACTTCACCCTCACCTCCTTCGAATAATCCCTACTGGACATAAGTCACTCCCATCATCGTCAAACCTATATTCCCACTCTCGGTTATCACCTTGCCACTTGAGGACTGGTTATACTCTGCATCAAAAC